GACACGGCCAGCATGGCTGCCACACCTTCAAAATGCTGTTCCGCAATCGGGAAAGTGCTGGCAAGCGTGTAATCTGCCACCACAATTGCAGTCCCTGCGGAATCGGTGACTGACAGGCCATCCGCCAGCCACCCATTCACAAGGCCTTCAAAAGCGGCGCGCGCAGACTCAGCATCTTCTGCTGACGCACTTTCGCCGCCCTGAATGATAAACAGGCGCTTGAGCGCCCGCGTGCAACAGTCACTGACTGTCTTCGCCATCGTCTTCGCTTTCGTCTTCGCTCAGGCCGTCTTCAGCATCGGAATCATCCTCCGCCTCGGTTTCCGCCTTCGCCTTGCGCCCGCGCTTCGGCTTTTCTTCTGCCGCCGTCGCAGGGCTGTCAGACCAGCCTGAAGGAAGGCTCTCGCCCTCCTTCAGTTGGAAGATCTGCGCCTTGGAGCCTTTATAGCCCCAGGTCGGGATCGTCTTTTCCTCAGACATTAGCCGGTGATCCGCACTGCGAGGTCCGGATAGATGGACTTCCAGCCGTACAGCACGTCCAGACGGATAATGTCGTCATCCGCATCAATGGAGTACTGTTTGACCACGCGGACAGAGAGGCCCTTGTGGCTCTCGCGCGCCTTGAAGGACACGCCATCCGGCAGTTCTAGCGGGCAAGTGACCAGCGCAAAGGCATTCTTGTGGAATGCGAGGTTCTGCGGGTAGGCCGTCGATGCCGTGCCAGTCTTCACCGTGATGACCGCATTGTCTGCAGGCGCAGCGCTCACAGTCTGGTAAGGGCCGGACGTGATGATGGCCGGGCTGATGGTCAGCGTGGCCGGACCGGTCGTAGCGCCGGAGTCAGCATCCGCCAACACCGTGAACTCCTGCAGGTAAGGCATCTGGATCTTGCCAGTCGTGCCTTCACCCGGAACCGGGTTCATGGCGTAGACGCCTGCAATCGTGATCACGTCGCCAGCTTTCAGGATGCCGGTGGTGGAGTTCGTCCAGCCATCCGTCACAAGGCTCTGGCTGTTCGTGCTCTTGGACGCCGCATAGGTCACGTTCTGGGACGCACCATTGACCAGCGGAGAACCACCATAAGCACCGACCGTGTGCGAAGCGATGTTCTGCGACCGGAAGGTCTCAAGGCCGGCAATCTCGCCGATGGAGCCCTTGCGATAGGCCTGCGTGTTGACCCCGTTCATGTACAGGGCCTGCGCAGTTCCTGCGATGGCATAGCCAGCCGCCGGGTTCAGCATCGCCTTGCGCATGTCCGTGGACACCGCCATTTCGTCCATACGCTGGGCTGCAGCAGCCATGGCGGCGAAGTTCGCAGGCGTGGTGCCCGGCGTGCCGACATGGTTCCAGACGTTGTAGTAGAGGTCATGGCCGTTACGGTCGATCGTGTTGGCCAGCGCGATCATCGCAGGCTTGATGTACCGTTCGGAATAGTCCTCAACCGTCAGCGTCAGGTCCTTGGAAGAGAACTTCCACGAAACGTGCTTCTGCTTGTCAACGGTGATTGACGTGTTCGCTTCTTCAACGTCCTGGTTGACGCGGGTCGCGCCATCAGCAGCGTAGAACTTCACCGGCTTGCGGATGGACACCGTGTCGCCGACCTTCACAAACTCTTTCTTGTATTCCCGGTGGACGTTGTTCGCCATGCCGAGATTGTTTTCCAGCTGCACAAGGGCTTCCTTGGCAATGATGCTGGGGGTGATGAGGGCGTTAGCCATCTCTCATGCTCCTAATCAGGTTGGATTAGGCCTACTCTCCGCCGTTCAGCTGTTTTTTGCGGTGGGCGTAGTATTCGGCCATGCTCATTTCGGAGACGGGCTTGCTTGCGGAGGCCGAACCACCACGCACCGGCTTCACCGGAGGGGGCGCTTTCGACACAGGCGCAGCTTTTGGCTGTGACACCTTGGCTTCCAGGTCATACAGGGCGCGGATTTGCTGCATGGGCGGCAGCTTGGCGATGGCATTCGATTCCTTGACATGGGTGGCGAGATAATACGCCACATCAACACCAACGTCCGACTCCATCATGGCCTCTGCCATCATGTGCGTGATCTGAGGGCCGCCCTGATCCGGCTGCCGACTGACCTTTTCCACAAAGTCCTTGTATTTGGCCGAGCCCTCGGAATTGAAATCCGTCAGGCTCTCCTGGAATTGCTCGGCATCGCCTTCCTCAACAGCGGAATACTCCGTGTTGATCCGCTCATAATCGGATTCAGCGTCCTGACGCCGGACGTTATACGCCGCCAGTGCAGCGGTATAATCGGCCTCGTCATAAAACTGGTCCCGGCGAGGCGGCTGAAGGCCTTTTGCTCGTTGCTCAAGGCGCTGGTTCTCACGCTGCAAACGTGCAATTTCAGCTTCCTTGGCCTGTTCCCGTTCGCGCCGCAGGCGACGACGCCGCTGCGACTTGGTTTCCGTCTCTTTCTCCGCATCCTCACCGTCCGATTCCTCGGCCTCGTCGGATACTTGCTCTTGCTGTTCAGCTTCCTCGGTTTCCTCCGTCTCCGGCTGGGCTACCTCGAAATCGCTTGTGGACGACTCACTCTCTTCAGAGTTCACATCCGAGAGGTCAGCGAGCGCGACCTCTATGGCTTCCTGATCTGGCACAGAAAAGGCCTCCTTGTTGTCAGGTGTTTAGAATTGCCCCATTGGCTGAGGCTGGGGTTGTGGCGCCATCGCCGCCAGGGCCTGCGCAACCTGCGCCTGCACGGCAGCCTGGATCACCTGCTGCAACTGGCCCGACTGGAGCATTGTCTCCATCTGGACTTGCGCAGCTTCTGCAGCGGCTTTCTGGGCGTCTGCCTGCGACTCGGCGGCATTCGCTTCCTTCTCCGCTATGTCGGCCATCGCACCGCGTTTCTGCATTTCGGCCACCTCGGCGGCCTGTTGTGCAGCTTGCTGGCGCTGGGCCTGCTCCTCCGGGTCATCCGTTTCCGGCTGTATCTGCGGAGGCAACATCTTCTTGAACCGCTCAGCGAATTGATCCGCGCCGGGCCAGTCCATGTTCTTCGCAATCAGGTCCAGGACCATCTGCGCGCTCTGTGGCGCGGTCTGGACAAATTGCATCATGCTTTCAGCGGCTTCCTGACGCCGCGTCGTGTAGGACGGGCCGGAGCGTACAAACACGCCGTACTCACCCGCTTTCAGATCATTCTCGATGCGAGGCTGGCCGGTCTGCGGGTCAAGGACAGGCTGGCCCATCTCATCCGTTTCCGGCTTGTTGATCTCAGCAAAGTCCTCTTCCCCGTCTTCGCCAAGGATGCGGACCATCCGCTGCGTGTCATAAATCAGCGGGATCAGGTCAATCAGGATGCGGCCCGTATGCTCTACCGATGCATTCAGGTTGTCGCGGAACTCGAACGTGCCGACATCGCCTTCACGCTGGCGGGCCACGATGGCCTTGCCGGACTTCTCGTTGCCCTGCTCGCCCAGGGAGGCCTCGTAAATGCCCGTTGTGGCCTTCAGGCTGTCAGCTGCGCGGCGAACCTGCTCAGTGAACGCCACGGATGACGTTGGCGGCATTTCACGCTGCGGGCGGCTGTTCGGGGCGTCCGGGTCCACATCGTAAATCAGGATGCTGTGATTATCGGTGTTGGCCGTCTTCCAGATGTCTGCGTATTTCGCCACCTGCTTGGCCGTGCCGACGTAAGGCGCTTTTGGCTGAAGGGCCAAATGCTCTGTCTGCGTCGAAAGCCAGTAATTGTAGAGCTGCTGGCTGTCCTTGGCGAAGCGGATCACCGAATGACGTACACGCTGCTCGCCAACGCTGTATTCTTCACCGACAACAGGCACGATCGGCAGGTAACGGCCAGCCCAGACCTGCGTCTCTTCAAGCACCTCGTAACCGTTCGTCTTGGTCACTTCGATGCGCACACGGTCGCTTTCGCGCTCCTGCACGATCATCGCGTGCATTTCTTTCGGCAGGTCGTCCTTGTAGCCGCTGGTGCCGTCCATCAACATGCACACCGTCGCGGGCTCACGGATCTTGCGCCAGTATTCCGCAACCCGGATTGTCTTGCGTGACCCATTCAGCCAGGCACTGAACCACGCTTCATTGTCCTTGCCGTCAAAGCTGATCGGCTGGGCCTTCGGATACTGCTGCGCGAACTCGGATTCGCTCATTTCCTCAATGACAAAGCACCAGTTGGCATCTTCGCGCGTTGCCATGATGGCGCACGGGTCCCAGACCACGGCAAACGGGTTATGGATCGGCTCAAGCAGGATTTCCTGCTCAAAGCTGGTTTCGGACGTGTAGTCCGTCAGGATGCGCCAGTGACCGATGCCACAACGCGCCGCCGAAGCGCCCGCCGTCACATAAGGCCGCTTGGTCGCGCTCTTGGCCTCGATGTTGCGCACCATGCCCGTCAGGATTTCAGCAACCGGCTTGGAAGCGCCGCCCGCGCCGGGAATGACTTTGACAGCCGGCGGATTGGCCCGCATGTCATTTGCGACCTGACGCACAAACTGAGGCAGCAGGTTCTCCGTGATGCACGGACGCGGCTGTGTCGCGCCTTCACGCTCAAGACGAACGTCCTCTGGCCACTGGTCACCAGCAACCATCCGCAAATCGGATTCCATCGCCTCACGATTGGACACGTCCGCAGACCAGCCATCATCGTAGCGCTCACGGATTTCCTTCAGGAGATCGTCGTTTTTGCTCAATTACCCAGATAGCCCGCCGGTCGGCGTGACCCCTTGCTGTACAAGGCTGACATCAGCTCTTGTGCGTCTGCTGTTTGACCGGGCGGGACATAGGTGCAGGCCATCAGGCCGAAGCTGTCCGCGTCATGCGACGCCCAATCGTGATTAGGTCCAAGACCAACGCTGCGGTTTTCGTCCCGCTTTTCGTGATAGGCTGCGAGAGCTTCCCGCCCACCCGCCGTGCCCTTCTCGTCAAACCAGACGCGGGGAAAAACCTTCCGG